GATCTGCACACGTTTAACTGCGTTCAATACTAGCTTTGTAATAAGCATCTCTTCCCTAGAAAGGCCAGTGTAAGTTTCATTAATAAGTTTAGATAAGGTTTTATCTTCTAAAAGTTGGTCGAGGGTCATATCTTGTATTTTGGCAAGTATCTCTTCCTTTTTAGAATCGAACATTACACTTTGCTTAATTTGGGCTTTGATATTAGTGGCGACACTTTCGCGTTCTGCTATACGGTAATCAACGGTTCCATCTTTGTATTGCACTGGAACGATTACGCGGAGAATTTTGCCATCGCTACTTTTACGAGTCCAAGTTGGTGGAACTTGCTCGATACCTTTAAACATTGGGTAAGTAAATTCGTCCCCTTCCCTAACTATCCACTCGGGGTAGACACGCATTACATCGCGACCATAAGTAGATAAGATTTTAAGCACACCTCTATATTGGGGTTTTACTTCGATGACCTTCACGTAGTTAGGCGCGCCAGCTTGGGTGGTTCCACGTTTTTCGTTTCTGACGATTGTGAAGACCTCCCTATTGTCTGTGTTTAGTCGATAAACAATAACGTATTTAATCGCGTTGTTAATTGTTTCTTTGTCGACCTTTGGGGATTTAAAGTCTAATCCCTCTTTTGCTAATTGGACGTTGATTTGCGCGAGTATATTATACCCACACACAGCTTGGTAGTTGTCGATGCTACCAATAATGTCCTTGAGGCCATTCCCGATCGAGGCTACATAATCCTTTTGGGCGGCCATAAGGCTTTTTGGTTTTGTTGTTACTTCGTTGCTCATAATTACCTCCTTATAAAACTAAAGCACCGATATATTGGACACCTAGCTCATTGACGAACTTTGAGGTGTTCTCATCTAATGATTCCATGTTATCGATAAGAATTGGAAGTGGTCTTATATTCCAGGTCAAAGAAACCTCGTTTATGAATAGCATTCCCACATAAGTTTTCTCCGCGTAGGAACCCACGTCAAATGGAAGGTTGCTCTTTGGAAGGATAGGATAGCACACGTCTTTGAAAACGTCCTCCCCCACTCCCTTTTCTAATAAGCATATTTTTAGGCCCATAGCCTTTTCATAGAAGAAGTTTATCTTTTTAGAAACGCTCAACGCGTATTTTTCGGCAATAGCCTCGTCCGCCTCGATAGATTTTAGGAGTTTGCTTTGCTCCTTTTCTAATTCTTCTGACTCTTTGGTAATGCTTGGGAATAAATCGCGCGCTACCTTACAACCAGAAATAGTGGCTTTAGTGGTCTTTTTATCTTTCGCAATTGCCTCGTTTAGTTTATAAGGGTCATATATATTGCGTTCTTTAAGTAAACGTTGGACGGCCCCTATTTGGTGCGTGGCGATTTCGTTAAAGTCAAAGTTGGCTAATTTATAGAAAAACTTACGCAACGCGCTCGGGCTAATAGTATCAAAATATAAAGGGTTTAATAAGAACCTTACAATATCAAAGTCCTTTGGTTGGGTTAGTATAATATCGCTTAACCCTAGCTTTGCGTGAAGTATAGCCTCGCCATTTTTGATAGTTTTGGCTTGCTCGCCATCGATATAAATACTTACTGTTGGGGTTCCATCGACCATAGTGCATACTCTTTCAAAAGTAAATGAACCATAGTCTAAAAGGACGGATGTTGGTCCACTTCCATCGATTGGAAGGTTCGCTCTATTGTCTGCGCTACCATCTAAAGTGACCCCGGTATAGGCCCAATGAATAGCGTTTAGGCTATTAGTCTTCCCAGTCATGTTGTGACCACGCATGATGTAATTTTCGTCAACTAATAATTCTTTAAAGTTAACGTTTCTAAAATTGCGTATAATAACGCGTTGTAAAAATGCCATATTTATATTCTCCTTTCTATGGCTACCAAAAGGGGACTTGCGCCCCCTAGTATATCTCGGCTCCCATTATATTGGCGGCATCGCAAAGGGCTAATAGCCTTTCGTTTGCCTTGATGTATCTTGGGTCTTTCTCGACTTCTTCGAGTTCCTCATACCATTTTAAATCGGGATGGGCTTTCTTAAGTTCGTGTTCCACGAGCCTTTTTGCATTGAAGAACTCTTGGCGGGCTTTCTTTACCTCTTCGGTTAGCTGCGCCCTACGTTGCTTTATTGTAATTCCAACCATATTATTTCCTCCTTTATGGTTTGCACCCATAGATTACCTCTTGGATTTATTGCTTGCAACACCTTTTTTTGTTTTCTTTCTCCATTACGCGCGCGTTATTAAGTTAAATTAATAAAACATAATATAAAAGAATATAATTTAATATAATCTAATCTAACGAATAAATAAATTTATTCAAAAAAGAGTTAAATAGAAAAAGTCCTTTTATTTTGTTATATATAAATATATAAACTACGTTTAGATGCTCAAACTATACATTGTCTAATTCGTTTTTATACAGTATCTAACCTTTTTATTGTGTTTTATTTGACTTTTGATACAATTTTAGTGTGAGATTTGGTTTTCTCACTTTGCTCATTTACTCCTTTGTCATTGGGCCACCAAGTCTCACTTTTTGTTTGCCTATATAATAAAATATATAGTAATTAAATCTAACCATATTAAATGAATAAGAATATATAATAATAAGGCCCCCGAGCCAGGTTTAAGGCTTTGCGTTTTTATTTTGAAAATAGAAAATCGTGGTATAAAATAGTTAGAGAAGTGAGACAACAAAATGGCAAAAAGAAAACTCGAAATAAAAGCGAGTGAGGAACAACTACAAACGTTATATAACTCACTACGAGCCGGTGCGCCTTTACAGCTAGCGTTACAAAGAGCCGGCATTAGCGTTGCGACCTACTACTATTGGGCCGCTATTTCGTCAATCGTAGTTGCAGTCAAAAGCCAAGAAGAAATCGAAGAAATGGAAGAGTTGGCAAATAGTGGGGTTTCAATTCAGATCGTCAGAGATATGGCGCAAGCCGCCACTTCGCGTGGTAAGAAGAGCGTTGGAACCTATATCGAACCAAGCCAAGAATCCATCTTGCAATATAAAAATAATAAAAAGTTTAGAGCCTTTGCAGATCAATGTCGTGAAATTATAAGCGAGTGCGATAGAATACGTGCGGACTTTGCTACTATGCAACTTATTAAAATCGCCAAGTCTACCGACAAGAAAAATGGTGTAAACCCCAGCGGGGCCATGTGGTGGCTCGAAAGAAATATGCCCGACGACTTCGCTAAACCAAGCGACAAAGTAAAAGACCAGGATGTCGACCCAACAATAGGCGTGCCTTCCATTGAGGTAGAGTTTATCGACCCAGAAACTAGCTCAACACAACAAAGGTTACGTGATATGGAAGAAGAAATATTAAAAGACTTACAAGGTGGAAAAGCATAATGCCTACGCGTATCGCTATGCCTCTCTTTTGTAAGCAAATTTTAGAGAGCGATAAAAACTACTTTTGTTTATATGGTGGTCGTTTAGGCGGCAAAACCAACAACACATCGAAGATCGGAACTATCGTGATGCTTATGCACCCATATTTTGATGTAGTAGTGGCCAGGGTTAGTTATGGTTCATTAGGCGATTCTTCCTACGCTGAATTCCAAGCAGCTATTAACGAAATGGGCGACAATATAAGCGAGCAATTTAAGTTCAAACGTTCCCCTTTGCGTATAGAACGCGTGGGTAATGCCGGGACGGTATATTTCATTGGTTATGGTGGCTCAAATACGAGCAGAACAAAGTCCATAAAAACAAAGCATAAGATTAAAGTAGTAATATTAGAAGAAACCCAAGAACTAAAAAACGAAGAAAACTTACAACAAGCCCTAGCTTCGTTCCGTCGTCACTTTGGCGAAGATGTAAAGGTTTTTATACTCGGCAACCCTTACCCACAAAAGGTCCATTGGTTCTCCAAGTTTATCGAACAACACAAGTTTGACCCCGATTGGTTAGTGATGAACGTCACATACTTAGACATCCTTCCATTCATAAACGACTACGACCTAAAAGAAATATTAAAAATGAAAATGAATAACCCTGAGTATTATCGGTGGTTCTATTTAGGCGAAATGACGGGTGGCTTTGGTATGGTCTACCCTATGTTTAGGCGCGAAAAATACGTTATAAACCCAAGCGAGTGGGAGTATGTGTTGGCGAATAGTAATATAAGACCAGTAGGCCTAATAATTGGGGGCGATGGCGCTGTAAACAACGACTGCACTTCTTTCGTGCCTGGAATACTATTAAACAATGGCCAATGCGTAATAGGTCCAATATTTAATCACGACCCTAAAAAAGATGGTGCGCTTGGCTACCACCAACTCGTGCAAGATCGGATGCTCTATTGGTTTGAAAGGGTAACGGGTATGTTCCACCTTGGCACCCTAATGGAATATAGAATGCGCCCCTACGCGCAAAACCTACCAATATGGATGCGAATAGATAGCGCAGCCGCCGACCTAATAGCCGAGTGCAAGTTCTTTGTAAGCGATAGAGCTAGTGTAGGCCCAGTCAAAAAAGAACACGTGCCTCAAATGGTATCTACAGTGCAAAGCGCGATTCTAAATGAAAATATAGTGATTATAGACTATGGTGGCACGCATAACTACACTACGAACAAGTTTGAAAAAGGCGAAAACCTATTAGTGGAACAATTAGAATCATTGATATGGAACGAAAAGCAAGACAACTATGACCCAAGCGTTCCAAACGATACAAGCGATGCCTTTACTTACCTTGTCAACGCGTGGTATAGAAACCCAGAAAATATCCAATATTTTAATATCGCGAAAATGAAAAATAGACAAACCCTATTGATTAGTGATATTCTTAAGAAAAGGAGTAAATAATTTTATGAATGAAGAAAAATTAACCCAAGACAACGTTAAGGAGGACGTTTTAGAAAAGCCCCTCGAACTAAACCCAGAAACCATCGAAAAAGTAAAAGAAGCGGTGGCCGAGGAAGTTCGTCAAGAAGCAGGCATTAGCGAAAAGCAAAGCGAGTTATTTAAACAAATGTGCGAAGAAGCATCTATGCCTGTTAAGTATTTAGATAAAGATTTCACACTTGGACCAAACGAACTCGATATTCGTGGCTTAAGCAAAAAGAACACCACGCAAATGATGTTTAGAACGTTAGTGCTACATAGTGTGTATCTAAAAAACATCACAACAAGTTTGCTTGATATTACGCGCCTTTTATTGGTCCTATTAGACCACCAAGGTGTCCCAGATATTGTTAAGGCTACTGACGACATCCAAGCCAAATTGGCGGAGCAACAAGAAACCTTGAAAGAACTAAAAAAACAAAGCCAAAAATTAGTTAAACCAGAAGAAAACAATTAATAAATATATTTGGAGGTAGTTATGGCCGACAACGAACAAAATAAACAAGTAGTAGACTCCCAGGTTCTAAATTTAGGGGTTAGCGATTGGCAAACTTCCCTTGCTAATGCAGTAAACGAGACTTATTCCTACGCGAACTCGACACTTTTTTGCGCTGTAGTTGCGGGCTATTACCAAGATTACGCGTATAGATATATTAGACCAGCTTGTCAATGGCTCGATGGCTACGTCCCATCTTTGCACTATCAAGGATCGGGAATGATATCCACTAGAATTGCCTCCGCTTTAATCAATGGTATTGCAAGAACTATCGTTGGCGAAAAATTACTCTATAAAATCAAAGGCGACCCAAACAACGAAGAATCAATGAAAGCCTTAAAGTTCGTCTCCAAATGGGGCGAAACTATGGAAATCAAACGCGCTATTAAAAACGTTATTGCTTTTGCGTTAGGCATTGGCACCGCTTTAATTAAGGCAAATCGTAGAGATAATGGCGATGTATGGTTTGAAGGTGTGCGCTTTGATAATTGCTTCTATCTAGCTAACGCGAGCAACGAAGTGAAAGAGGCAACGTTCCTTTTACGTTCCTACACCGACACTCGCCAACGCGACAAGCAAAACACAACCCAGTATTTTCTAGCTGAGCATAGATTTTGGCACTACTATAAGCCAGAAATCCAAAAGAACCCCGATGGCACATATACCACTATCCATAAAAAGGGCGATAGAGACCCAATGGTAGAATATAAAGTCTATCGTAGTGGCAACCAATCGCTAAACAACCTTATGGCGGGGTCTTATGGTCGCTCTTCTGTTGGTTGGAGCGAAATCCCAAAGGAAATTAGAAAACTAATCAAAGAAGACTATAACTTACTTAAAATCGACCAACCTCAAAAGTTAGGTTTTAGCAATTTAGGTGTAGAAGCCTTATTAAACGACAATGGCGATATTTCTATTCCTACAGGCTCCAACTTTGGCCGAGGCTTAATCGTTCCGGTAGTTAGCGACCTTATTAGATACGAAGTAGCCGAGTCCTACGCGTTACGCGATATGTATAATGGCAAAGGCACCGTTTATGTTCCTAAATCATTATCACTTGGTGGTTTGGGTGGTGTCCCGATCAACTTTGACACTTCCGTTCCAGAAGACCAACGTATCAAACCAACCCCAGCGGCCCCAGGAGAAATCAAGTTTGATGGTGGCAACGTTGGTGGTAGTAAAAATCCACAAGCCTTCATTCCCACTTTTAACGACCCACTATCAGGGGTTCAAAATAAATATGAGACAATTCCAGGTGTAGACCCACAAGAGCAACAAGTAATCGTTAACCAATTTAACTTACGCGCTCAAGAGTGGCAAGTTATCCAAGAAAATTGTCTAAAATCAATCGCGGTTAAGTGGGGTATGTCACCCAAAATCTTATCTTCGTTCCTAGCTCAAGGAACCGTTCAAATGACAGCAACTCAAATTGATAGTGAGGATGACATCTCCATTGCCTTTATTAACCAAGTCAGATCAAACTTCAAACCTGCTATTAACCGCTTGCTCGAAACCGTCCTTAACTACTATGGTTATCCACAAGACGTAGAAATCGACTTCGCAAGCCCAAGTATCGTTAATAAAGATAGAATATTAGACCGAGTCTTAAAGAAACTCCAAGCCGGCCTTATTGATATCGAAGAGGCCATTAGGGAAATTAACCCAGACTTAGACGAAGAATCGTTACAAGCCAAAATTAAAAAGGCCAAAGAACAACAAGCCCTTATGATGCTCGCCCAACAAACCGAGTTTAACGAAGAGGGTGGCTTTGGCAATAACTATGATGACCTTGGTGGCGAGAACCTTAAAGGTTCCACCTCGCCTTTGCAATAAAAATTTAAAACCGTGAGAAAAAATCGCACATTTTAGAAAAAAGGAGAAAATATGAAAAAGATTATATTTGCTATCGTTAGCACCGCCCTTCTATTGTGTGGATGTACTTCAAACGAACAAAGCCAAGTGATAGTGGCTAAAAGAAACGAAAAAGCCACTCACGAAAAATACGCAGAACAAATCGCCCAAGAACTAAAGGCCACCAATTGGTCTTATACTTGGGAATATTTACTCCCTAAAAACGAGGATATACTAATCGACTTCTATGTTTGGGAGCCTATTGTAGACCACAGTATATGGGTATGTAACGAAAAAGAATGTAAACTATTAAGAACAGAACACTATTAATATGGCGACTAACGATTTATACCAATCAACCTTTTTGCCTATTTTTCAAAAAGCAGAAACGCAAATCAAAAGCCTAATCGCCACCGCTATATATAATGGTTGGCCTTTATACGACCTACGTTTGCGTATTTTGGCAATTATAAAGCTAGTAAACACAAAGGTTCCTTTAGGCCTACGCGATAGAAACGCATATTTAAATGGGTTAGTAAAGAAAAGCGATGCGTATATAGGGCGATATTATTTGCCTATGGTTTCAAAGTTCGCGCAAGCGCAAAAGGTAGTCATAAATGCTACACAATACGCGCCACAGCCTATTAGACCAACTATTCCAAAGGAATTATTAGGTATATCCAAAGATAAGGCAGAAACGCGCGATTTATGGGCCTACCAAAAAGGCTCGCCAAACGTAGAGTGGTATGATCGGGAATTAAGAAAAACTATGACGAAACTAGCTGAAGACCCGATTACTACTTACGAACCCGGCAAAAAGCCGATCTCCCTTTGGCAAAAAGCGGAGTTAGATACGCGCTACGAACACCAAATTAAAATGCTCGACGATTTAAGGGAGCAAGGTGTAGAATACGCGTGGACCTCAAGCCATCCAAATTGCTCGAAACGTTGCGCCCCCTGGCAAGGCAAACTTATGGCCCTAAACCAAGGCGCGAAAGACCCCACAACTTTTAGGGTTGGCACTTTAGATGGGAAAGCGGTTTATTCCCTACCCGATATCATGGCCCAAGTAGACAAGTATGGCTACAACAACAATATTATTTGCGGCTTTAACTGTAGGCATAGACTTATTCCCTATAAACCAGGCTCTGTCGCCCCTGAAAAATACACTCGCGAAGAAGTAGCCAAAGAAAGAAAAATCGAGGCACAAATGCGCGAAATGGAGCGAAATATTAGAAACTTAAAGACAAAAGAAATATTATGCCTTAAAATAGGAAATATGAAAGGCGCGAAAGATTATCGTGCGCAATGGAAAGACCTATTCGCACATTATAAAGCCTTTTGCGAACACAATGGTTATGCTTGGTATTACTACCGAGTCAATGTTTTATAAAGGAGAAAAAATATGGCAACACGTGGAAGAATTGGCATATTAAGACCAGATGGTAGAGTGGAGTCTATTTATAACCACTACGATAGTTATCCTGAAGGTTTAGGCGAAGTCCTAAAAAGGTTCAAAGACCAAAAGGAAATTGATGAACTAATCGCGCTTGGTAATAGAAGCGGTCTTTATGTTGACGAAGATTGGCGAAACGACAAAGAAAAACTCTACAATGAGCCTTCGCGTTTTTATAATAGTGAAGATGAATTTTATAACGATGATGACGAATGGATAGATTATAAATATCTTTACAAAGATGGTGCTTGGAACGTTTATGGCCCTGACGAAAGCGCATGGGGAAAATCACTCAGACCTTTAGTTAAACCAAGTAAGTTCGCGCAACAAAACGCGGGAACAGCTCCAAACCTACGCAGACGTTTTAAATCCCCACTCGACCAAGCGAATTCATTATTAGGAGGCAAGTAATATGGCAATTAAAAAAGACATCCCAGGATTCGAAGGCACAAGCGATGCGTTCAATAGCCTTGTAAACAAAGGCGAAAAACTCGTGCAAAAATACAAAAGCCCACTCGAACAAGCGAACGATATTATTAAAGGCGACAAACCAACCGCTTTAAAGCCAATTAGAGCGACACAACAAGCGTTCGATAAAGAAAAGTTCGATGACATCATTGACTTTATTTCGATTTATAGGGGCGATGGCGTATCCTTGGAAGATATCCAAAACCAATTATTAGAAGACTATCCTGACGACCAAGAATTAGTGCGTCACGCTTTAAGCAAGTGGGCAGAATAGGAGAAATAGTATGGCATTAAAAAACAAATATAATGTTACTCTAGATGGCCAACATTTAGGCAATATTGATGCCAACGATGAAACCCATGCTGAAAGACTAGCTCAACAAAAATGGCCAAACCACCCAAGCGACGACCTTTTGGAAGTTAGCAAACGACCATTAAAAAGTCCGATCGAATTAGCAAATAGTTTTATTAATGGAACCTCGAGATGGTCAAATAGTCCACTTGACGAGTTCCAAAACTACGAAGCTGCAAACTTCTATGGTGCCTATAACGATGCAAGAAAATACTTTGGCATTAAAGAACCAAACAACATTACTTATCCACAACTTTTAGATGCCTATAAAAAATCAA